GTCCATCAGCGTGGGCAGCCGTTTTTGCGTTGTGCCACCAGAGATAGCTAATCAGGAAGCCGGTGACAAACGCATAGCCCATCGCCCCCCGTGACAGGAAGACCACGTTCGCACTCGTGCAGCAGACAATGCCAAACGCCCGAAGGAACGTCCTACTTAGTATCCACATCAGGCAGTCCAAGCATGTCTGGAGTCAGTTGCCCACGTTCCTCGAACTCGATCAGCGCAGAGACACCCCACAGCACCGCCCCCAAATGATCGTCATCAGGATTAACTCCCTCTCGATAACAGAGAAGATGCTCAATGAGATGGTCGTAGACTTGTGTTAAGTAATCAGGGTCTGATCCACCCTTCAGCCAGTTATGCCGACCATGCTTCTCGACTCCCAACTGATAGCGTTGAGCGAGTCGGCGCAGGGCTGAGGAGGGGATTTGATGGTAGCTTGGGGCATATTCACTTCGTGACGCTCCGCTTTGAAACACGACTTTTGACATCGGACTCCCTGTAGAGAAGCACACCATTCTGGTAACGTGTGCGCTGATAGTTGTTTTTAATGTAGACATCACTCTCCCACAAAAGCGAGTTGAGCGGATCGCAGACCAGCCCATGCCATACTGCGAGCGAGTGATACTCTTTAGTGCGAAGGAATTTTACCACGACGAGTCCATAGCCTTCATCCAGGGTACGTTCCGGTGACACGACGCGCATCTGAATCGGGGGAGTCAGGCCATTTACCAGCTTCTCCATTTCGGTGAGCCACATGCCGGACTGAATAACTTTCTTCAGCCCTACCTTCCTCGCTGTCTCCGCAATGGTGTGATAGGGAATCCCCGTCGCCATCGAGAGACTCGCCACACTGCAATCACCGTCGGACATCTGCACCTGGGGCTGGAACACAGTTGGGGTTATGAGTTCCACGGGCCGTCCTCCACATCAAGCCAGTGAATCTTCACGGAATTGAGATCGGTCACACCCTTGACCTGTTCAAAGGTCACATAGCCCCGTCGCTGTGGTCGGCCTCCGATCCGTGCGCTCGTCATGTAACCCTGAGTCCGGCAGAGACAGCCACACTCCACCAGTAGACTGCCGGCGCGGAACGGAAAGAAACTGAGGGCGTGGGTATGCCCCATAATAAAGAGCCGAATCCCGTCAATGCCCATCGCATTGGCATTGTCCACGACCCATTCCTCAAAGGCGCGAATCGCGGTACCGGGAACGCGAGAGAACTTCTCTGGATGTGCCAATAGACAGTCGCCATAGGTCATCAGCCAATCGACCTGGTGATCCGAGTTCGGAATCTCATGGCTGGCAATCTCGATATTCGGAAACTTCTTCGCCAGCGCCGTCACCGGACACAACGTGCCTCCGGTCATAGTGCTGACCGCATCCAGCATGTCTGGTGTGAGTTGTGAGGCCAAGGCTTTCCTGAGTCTCGCATCATGGTTCCCGACAATAATCTTCACTATAGGAAAGGACTCGGACAGGGTTTGCATCATCAGGGTGACTTTCGCCCACTCATGGGCAAAGGACACCGGCTCATACTTGGCGAAGCGCGAGAGCGAATAGCTGTCTGAAATATCCCCGATCTGAATCGCCACATCGGTCTGTTCCGCTTCTCTGGCAATCATCGCGGCCACCATCTCTGGCTCCTCGAAGGGGACATGCAAGTCAGGAATGACAAGCACCCTAGTGCGATCTTTTTTGGGAACCGCTTTTGCGGGACCTCGATAGCGGTTCTTCGCCATGCCGATGGTCTGTTGCCACAACGCCCACGCTTCCTCAAACGACGTGAGGGGCTGGCGCACCAGCTTCTTAATAGCTTCCTTCATTTCCGGGGTGGTGCCACGCTTCTTATAACAGTGCATACAGACCTTCGCTGTATGGCTTTTCGGTTTTCCACACACACAGGTACTTTGCGGTCGGGCCACCGACGAAATGCCAATCCGTTCACGGTAACACTGGAGGCAACTACGTGCATCCAGATTCCTCACCATATTGACGGGATTGCGCTTAATGCTCTGACAGACCTGACAGGGGTGTTTTGGTCGCATGGGCAAAACTCAAGGCTCGACTCAGCCAACCATTCAGATAACAGAGTTGATCAGGGTTTTTGGTCACATGCCGCGCGAGACGCAACGCTCGAATGACCGCCAGTCGGACTGGCAAATCATCTGCTGCGTCCACACAGGCGCGTGTGGTTTTGGGGCCACAGATACCGTCCACGACGACTGTTCCCAAGGCTTTCTGGAGGTCCTGAATCGCAATATAGGGGCCAGAGAGGACTGCATTGTCCACCAGTTGCCCCTGGATGGGGAGCCGATCCAGACGATTGATCCCGTTGGCTTCGACATAGCGGCGCTTTAAGATACGAAGCGCCTCATCTTCACTGAGCGTTCGGAGTTCCTTACGGGTACACCGCCGACCGCGCCAGGCTTCCAGTGTTCGCATGGTAATCCCACCCTTTGTGGGACCGCCGCGATCTCGTTCGTCCTCGGTATAAGTAGGCCATCCCTCACGTTGCAGGATGTCGGCCAGTATCGTATCAACATTCACGATCCCTCCCGGAAGCTGGTGACTAAGGCACTGACCACCGCGCTTACCAATCCCCCAATAATGGCTGCATATTTCAACAGCGTGTTTTTGGATTCCATCGCACGATCATCTCGGTCGGCTAGGACGGCGACCTTGGCACTCAGTCGATTGACAGAGACAGACAACTGATCCAGCTTGGCATCATGGCGGTCCATCCGTGCCATGAGTTGTTGGATTTCCGTAGACATGATTAGCCACTCTTATTCTTGTCAAACTCCTTAATGGCGTTTTCAAGAGCGACCACTGCATCAATCACTTTTCTGGCACAACTCTCCACCGACGCACTGGCTAAGAGTTCCTTCTGTGTGACCTGTTGGGAAATATGAAGCATACTTAAAATGAGCTGAATTGCCGCATCCTGCTTCTGTTTCCCCTTTCCACTGGTAAAACACTTCTCAACCCACTGCACCGCGTCGATAATATAGGGAACCAGCGACATCGCTTTCTGAAGAAATCCAGTCATGCTACTTCTCCTTTGCAGGGCTGACAAACTGACGTTGGACAAAACTGACCACGGCAATGACCGTAGACAGGGTAATCGACAACTGCTCCACCGTTAAGTCTAGCCCAAAAGCCCCGGCTAATGCGACCGCCACCGTAATGGCCCCGCCATACATGACCGGTTCGTTCTTGATGGTTGGTTTATTCTGCATGATATTTGAGACTGCTTTCTGAATCGTCGTGACCAGTGCCTTGCGCTTGGTCGCTGGCATGTCCGTGTTCTCGAGTACCCCTCCGAGTTTTTTGCCGAGAAACCAGGTTACGGCCTTGCGTTTGAGTCCTCCAATCAAAACTCTATATTTCCCTTTTTCGCAAGTTCTAAGAGCCGAGTCAGCTTTATGAGATTGATGTCTCCCTTCAACGGAATTGCTTCAAAAGCACCAGTGCCAATTTCCAAAGGAAATGCTGTTTGAGGATTGAGTTTTCGACTCACATCCGAAGGAAGTTCTGTTTGATACTTGAAAGGGGTAGATCGACGTATAGGATCAAAAAACTTACCATAACGCTCTTTCTCCATTAACCTATCGAAATCTCCAATCTCTTCCATCTCTCTTTGAAGACCCTTTAGTAATTTGTCCTTTTCTTGCGGGGTACCAGCAAGAAACTTCTTACTCTGTCGGAGTTCATGCTCCGGGCTAATCCATTCGTCTTCTATACGTTTAGGGCTTCGCGTAGCTGGTGATTTGCGGCCACGCTTAAAAAGTTGCATTAAACTGCGCAACGCTCCCGGACCAAATGGTATTCCTGTCTGCACTATTTCCTCAGAAGGGACAGGCTCAGGAGAATATTGATGGTAAGTCGGGGGTTCATACGCCTTTCCCCCTCCCCTAAAATGTTCCGAAATTCCAGACTTTATTAAGTCCAGCCACTGCATCCCTAAAGGTTCGTAATCGCGGTCCGATAACAACTCTTTTTGATTATCGTTTGGCATTATTGCCTCATGGAAGCGAATGCGTATCCTTGTACGCCTTCTTATACGCGATTTCCAAGTGGTCCTCTACCTCGCCACGCGGATCAAAATCTGGATCGCTGTCGATTTCATCGAGAAACACGGCTTCTTTAAGGTCTGTATGCACTTTAAGAAACGCCTGTGTCTCTGGAAGGGCCAGATACGCGGTGAACGCCTTATCAGCCCGTTCTTCCAGATAATCTTCGTCGTTATCGGGATTAAAACTTGCCAGCAACTCCTCACCCGCTAACTGTTGCGCGCGAGTGGGGTGATCATAATCGACACGCCATGTACTGCGGTCGTCCACATTCCCAATGCTTACCCCCACGACCGGAATACCAATCCGTTCAAGCGCCGCCGTTAATTGTGCTGCTAACATAATTAGCTCCTATAGATAGCTGAGATGCCACTCTGTCGCTTCGCGGGAACATTGTTGTCCCCATAAAACGTCGTTGTCCCAACCGCTGTGACCACTTCGAGCATAGCATAGTAGTGATACCCGGCGGCTTTGTGTTTCTTTAAGTGTGCCGAGACAAAATCTGTCGAATCGTTCACCTGTGGATTGGACGCAAGCATCTGACAGCCCGTGGCATTTGCCGTGGTACTGCTCTCTCCAATCCCCACGGCCACATACGTCGTTGCTGCCGCAGCCGAATGACTATACATGACAGAATTATCCACTGTAATCGCACTACCTTCCAGTCCAGACACCGCCTCCACTTTATTCGTCGCTTCATTTCCAGCCTGACGAATCGTATCGACGGTATACGTCCAGCTATTGGCTGATGGCAGTTTATATAGTTGTCGATCAATCTGGTTATAGGCGTTCCAGACAAACCGCTTGGTTTGAGAATCCTCGCATTGGCCTATCGATGAAGTGGTGCGATAGGTCCCGATATATCGCTGGTCGAGTGCGCCGGTCTTGCAATACACCCCATCCTGCATCACCAGATTGGTGGCGCGATTGGTATCATTGGTCCAGACGAGACTCTCCAGACTGACCACGCCGTTCGTGCTTTTGGCAAACACATCATAGTTCTTATCGGCGGTTTCTCCGCTGAGGCTATGGGACAGTTGGGCAAACTGATGAATCGTCCAATGGGCCGTCGAGGTGTTATACAGGGAAATCTTGTTTCCCATATACGGTGTGAAGTAAATCGTCGTCGCCCCCGTCTGGTCCGAAGTTGCGATTGGTGCGCCATCTTCCAACGTCAAGCGTCCTCCACAGACCTGTGGCTGTACCAGCCCGACCCGTGATGGACTGAAGTCCAGCAGAATCTCCGCACTGCTGGTGGCTCGACCCACCACACGCTCTTGATTTGGTGCCGTTTCTGTCCGTGCGCCAGCCGTAGCACCAAGATATTGCGGTTTACCAGTCGTCAAGCCAGAGAACCCGGCCAGCTTGCCGCCAATGCGAATCCGTCCTTCCGCGCCACTGTCAATCGCTGCCGCTACCACGCCCAAGACCGCATCGGTGTTCGCGTAGTCAAGATCGGAGTCCGTCTTATACCAGCGGCCTGCGGTCAGTGACCCGGACCCGTCACTGAGATAGACAAAGTTATTAGCCGAGAGCGCTTCCCCAGCGGTCCCGGTGATTTCCAGCGACGCGCCTTCCTCGCCCTGCAAGGCCAGAATATTGTCCTGCGTATAGACCGTGACGTCCGACGAATTATCCACTCTAAACTTGTAGGATTTCGGCTGGAGATAGACGGTCGCCCGTCCTCCAGCATCGAGCACGACTGGATTGGCGTTGGCGGATGACAGCGCCGAATCGCTATAGGTAGCAAGATTGGTGGTCGATCCGGCGACATATGTATACAGCTTGCCGCCTGAAAGAGGGTTCCCGTCGTTGTCCAGAAACTGAATCTGGGGGACGGGCATTACAGTGCCAGTGGCCATTACTTATAATTCTCCTGGGGGGATAAATCCCCGTCGTTCAGAACCCGACGCATCAGAAGATACATCTGAACGTCCCTCGCTGCCCGTAACTATAGCAGTCTCCCACCCTCGAAGACCCGCCCCAATGGGAAGACCAAACTCATCAGTCGTTCCCCCCATGTATCGTGTCCATTGCTTACCTAGACCGGGCTTAACCCATAACACGTTCTTCGAATCACGGAAAAATTGTGCAGCCTTGTCCCCAACCCACCATTCAGGACGGCCCATGGGCGTGCCCTGTATACTTCGTTTAGAAATACCCTTCATAATAGCAGCTAAGAAAGGCCAACTCGCTTCACGCGCTGCGGTACGAGCACCAAACGCCGTATTCGCTGATCCTGCTGCTACTACACCCGCGGTTTTCGTAACTGCTTGTGCCGGTTGCGTAACAGTAGAGGCAATAAAATCATCCAACATTTGCAAATCTCGCAATTTCTCTAATTTCGCACGATACCCGAACTGAGTCGCTTCAGGCGCATGGAGGGGCACTGCCCTTACATTCGTTTCTGGATCTAAGCGTTTCAATGCATCCGCCATGCTGGCTCGCGCATGTTTCAAATCATCCATCGCATTTGGTGGCAGGGCCAAGTCGGCAGGATCTGGATAACTAATCATGCGATTATAAATCTTTGTTACCTCTCGTATTTCCTCTGGCGTCAGCTCATCTATGGCCCCTGGCTTAAATATCGGCACGCCGCCATTTTGAACATTAACACGATTGGCAGTGTGTAGCGGCCTCCACTGGACTTCCAGAGAAATTTCTCCGGTATTTTGGTTAACCAGATCGTCGCTTACTTTGACTTGGGCGTGCTCATACTTTGGCTTGAGTTTGCCTGCATCATCGACAAAATCAGTCAAATGAATGCCATCGAAATCATCGATAGTTTCAGTAATCTGATAGTCGGTTATGTTTCCTTTTTCATCCTTTATAGGGGTCCTCAGTCGTATCCGAGTAGCAGGTTCAAGCTGTTTGGTATTCGGATTCGTAATCATCCGCTGTGTGATAGGGTCCCCTGATGGCTCTGTTCTAAACAATTTTTTCACAAGAGTATCAGCACGCTGCCCCAATGGAGTCGTGGGAATCTCCGCGCCAACTGCACCTCCACGCTGTGCCTGTCGAATTTTAGGCAACCACCGAAGCAACCGTTGCGCCACCGCCTCTCCCGTCTCTCCAGTAGCCTTATCGAACCATGGAAACGCTTTACCAGCGCCTTGCCATTGCGCCCACGCCTTCCCTAACGAGACATTCAGCTCTTTTTCTACAATATTTTTTGCCAGTTGTGAAAAACTCTGTAACTCCCCCGTCGTAAATCTCCACAACGTCGGATCATCAAAAAGCCGATTGGCTAAACCATCCCTAAACTCCTCAATAATCTTCACATCCGCATTCGTTAACGACTTGTTCCCATCGGGTCCATAATGCAAGATATATTGATCGGCCTCTGACTGAATATTTCTTACCAAAGGACGCATTAACCAATTAAACGCCGCCTTTGGTAGCGTTTTCGACAAAAGCTGGACAGGCGCTGTTACGACTGGTGCCCCCAATCCAATCAACGCACGTATCGCTCCAACCCCCTGTGCTTCATGCGGTGGCAATCCCAAAGCCAACGCTTTGGCAATATCCACACCGCTTTCCACACCAGTATGGGTTAAGTGTTTCCCTATCCTGGCCACGGCACCGGTTCCAGAAATTCTTGAAGCCGTGGCAGCTCCAAGCAACCCCGACCCGACAAAAAACGACGCCATAATACCGGCAGCTCGACCCACATTGCCAGCAGCACTCTTCTCATCCGGCCCCAACGCCTTAAACCAGGGTTCGTCGGACCAATCAAGCAACTGAAACTGAGCCTCATCGTTCACGTCATGATCAGGATAAGCAGGCTCAAATTCTCCTGACATGAACGATCCCCTGAACGGATTTATATCTTTATATCCCAATCCTGGCCCACCAGTTTGACGCAAAGTATTCATTGCACGAAGACCAATATTAGGTATACCGGCTGTTTGCAAATGAGCCGCTGGCTCAAGCACTGACGCAGGAACCCCACGCGCAAAATCCAGTACCATCTGGCCCTGCTCCTTAAAAGGGATGGCATCACTTAGTCCGGCCGCCTGTATTTGATAATCTTCGTTAAACAGTCGATCAAAGGCATGCTCCTTCTTGTACCTCTTTAAATTCAAATCCTGCGCAAACTCCTCAATGGAATCAGCCGTCTTCTCCTGCGCCAGATTATACTGTCGCTCGATCTCACGCGACTCCGCCCCCGCCAACCCTCCTGTTGCCGCTAACCGTTCTTCATTTGTTTGCCCCGCAAACTCAGTCCGACGGTCGCGCTGGGCCGCAAGATTCCGCATCTCTTGCGCTCGTTTTTCTTCTAGAGTAAGAGGCGTTCCGCCTTCGAGTGATCGCTGAAGAAAGGACTGTGCCCCCGTCTGCTGAAATTGAGGCTGTATCCCTAAAAAGGCATTTGCTAAACTATTGCGGGGGGCCACCAAGAACTCCTCCTGATAAATTAAGATTCTCCAATGGTTCCATGATCTCCTCGATCCCACTTATTACGCGTTGATTTTTTTCATTAACTGGAAACTCTGGGGCCTGATACTTATTGGCTTCACTCCCAAGCCACTCTTCATCATCAAACCCATTTGCATCCCATTTTTCCTGCGACGTCCACCCACCTGGACAAGATGCTGGATCATAACAATCCTTCTGTGTAGGCACCCAACGCCGAACGACAGGGGCCATCAGTGGAGATCCGTCAGGATTTTTTCCTCCTGTATCTTCCATACTCGGAACGCTAATATCGCCAAAAAACCGACCCTTACCGTTATTGGCCTCCACCATCTCTTGACTATACTGGACCACACCAAATGCATTGGGGTCCCTTCCCTCCTCGTTCGCCCGTTTATGTCTAATATCACGGGATTGCAACCAGCCAGCCATAAACACCATCTTGGGAAATGCTGACTCCCCGGTATCCCATCCATCAGGAATAATCGGTCCCCATATTCTTAGAATATCCGCATCACTCGGTCGTGATCCCTGCGATGCCACCGCCAACTCACCGCCCAACCCTAATCGAAAATCAAAAAACTGCTTATAAACCGGGGCCGTGCCTATCCAAGTTCCTAAATAACCAAACAGATTTTGGACAAGCTGGAATGCCTTCGGACTAGTAAATATCGCATCATCACTACCAAATAGGATAGGATTACCTGCGCTATCTGTCAGGGTCGGCATTCTCTCAGCGTGTTCCTTGGTCATCGCCACGTTAAACAGATTCGCTAATGCAAAAGTAGCGGTCTCCATTTGGTCTTGGCGTTCCTGCTGCTGGGTAGTTAACGCAATATCGGCATCCGTTATTCGTCGATTTGGACTATTCAACTCAAACAGCTCCATCGTATACGGATTCGCCCAAGCCATTTTATTCCGTCCAGTTCTCGTATCATAATATTCCTGGAGCATCATTCGAACCGGAGGCCCACCCGGCATTCCCGCGCCTGCCGCTGTACGTGCTTTCCAAAGTTCAGGATTTTCAACCTGATATCCCTCTGCATCCATAATAGCTGTCTCGCCATTCGGATACACAATTTGCGTTCCTGGCACCGGCTCACCAAACTCTCCTTTTAATTCCAATCTATATAACGTCGGCTCCTGGTCCATCTCAACCTCGTCACCGAACTTAAATGGCTTGGCTACTCTTGTTACCTTCAACCTTCCTGTATCATCTTTCGTGAATTCATAGGTAAACGCTTCTTTTACCGGCTGTCCTATATTGTTCAGATTCGCATAAAAATTATCATCATGCATTGGACCATATTCACCGATCATGTCCTCGCTAATCACGCCTACATCAATACCTTCTCGGCGCAGCGCATTATGCATTGTTTCTTTTGATACATCTGGAGTGTTGTGCATCGTAGCACCAAATTTTTCCCAAAATGTGGTGCGTTTGTTCATCATGTCAATATCATCGTGCTTTGCTTCCCGTTTTGCCCTTCTCGTCGTTTCATTCATTCCCTGAATCGTTGATAAGATATTTATCGTATCGGTCAGACCTTTCATCCTGCTATTAGCGTTTAACTGAGCCGTCTGTTGCCGTCGATACTCCAAATCGGCTAGATTCGACATCATCTCCAGATTACGTGCCGGGAGTTCATGCCGTTCTTTCATGGCTGACGCTAATGTTCCAGCGGTCTGCTGACCAATCGACTGAACAGCCTGTGCCCAGGGACGCTGTTGCGCCTGAATGCCAGCCGCCTGTATTTGCCCCCGACGCATATACGCATCAGACAGACTTTCACCGGAAAGTGGACTCGGCATTCCAGTCCCGCGTGGACGATTGGAAAAGCGTGGAGGAGCCATTGGTTATGCTGCCCCCATGCCCATTAACCCGGCCAACGTACTGCTTTTCAAATCACGCGCTTCTTCGAAACGCTGCTTTTCATGTAAATATTCCTCCCAGGATCGATCATATTCCTGATCCCGATCCAGTCCTGCCATCTGATACTGATAGGGCCATGCTGTCATTAGCGGAGCAAATTCATCCATCGCCGCTTCCCGTTCAAACCGATATTCATCAAAGACATTCTGGCGTGCTCGATCAGAAATATCGCGTGCTACCCCATAACCCTGCTGATAATCCAGTAAATTCTGACGCGCTGCCCGATCCCATTCGCCAAGCTGGCGATTATAGACATTCTGATAGCCTAACTCGCCCATCTGCTGACCATACTTTTGCAAATCTTTCCAGGTTTGCCCGGAACGAAGCATCCCTTTCGCCGCAGCACTTGACTCCAAAGCTCGCTGACCTTCCTGCATCCGAAATTCAAATCCCGGATCACGGCGTGCATCCTCTAGGCTAGGAGCCTGAAAGGGATCAATACCCTCATATTTTTCGTAAGAAAAGTCCGGTAAATCAGGACGATCAGGAGCCGTATAACGTGGCACAGCAGGATACGGAGTATCAGCACCGGCTGGCCGCTTCCACCTTCCTGGATACTGACTAATGGCATCTGACAACCACTCAGGATCAGTACCATTATTGTTGGTGTTGGTGGTGTTGGTGTTAGTGTTGGTGTTGGTGTTGGTGTTGGTGTTGGTGTTGATTGGCGTCTTTGAGCTATACTTTGGCTCAATTCGATCATATCCCGTGTCAATATCAAGCGGTTCGGCAAAATTACGAGACGAAGAGGTCCACTGAGGTGTATAATCCAGATTAGATCGTTCCGAAACGCCTAATACACTGTCCCCGCCAAAACCCTTCTGTCCAAAGTAGTCTTCCAGGTCGGTTTCAGCCCAATGATCACCCATTTCCGTTGAAATCGGATCATTAGCAAACGCAGTAACTGGATGACGTGTTCGTCGAATAATATCTTCTAAGGCCATGCTATCCTCCGGCTATGTTGCGGCTGTTGCACCGCCGCCTCCAAGACCCATCCCGCTGAACAAACCATATATACTTGCTACATCCTTCGCGGTATTCAAAATACGACCCCACTCAAAAGGTGATCGACTTTTTCCGACTTGAAAACGCGGATCTTCATAATGAGCCGCCTGCTGGGCCATCGCCTCACCATACGGATCATCTCCCTTGCCCCACTGAGGACTCCCTCCACCAGATCCCTGTTCTGCGGCCCGTAGCTTGTTCACTTCGTCCATAATCATTTGTCCGACATCCACCGGCTCTGTACTGGTCAGATGCTCCGGTAATTCCGCAACCCGTAAAGCCTCCATCTCTTCCTCGGAAAGCTGTTTATTTCCTAAAAAGTGCTCCTGAGCAATTTTTCCCGCACCTTGCGCTAACCATCGCGGCGCTTCTTTATAGGCAACGTCATCCTTTCGAGCTTCCCCCACCTGATATCCCTGTAACGGTAGCCCATATCGCCCCATTAAGGCCGTTTCCGCTGCCAATCCACGCATTGCCATCCGTTCCTGCGCTTCCGTCGCACGGTTTGCCGCATCAGATGACATTTGTGCGCCCTTCAAAGTTGTTAATCCTGAAATGGCACTGGGAATGGCAGTGTTCCACCAAGGTTGCGCTTCATAGACACCTCTACCTGATCTATCAGAAGTGGCATCACCAGATTTATCAGAATCATCAGTACCGAAGTATCCCTTCGGTATCCCAAGTTCCGCCATAATCTGCTGAATAGTTGACAACTCACCTGTCAATTCTTCAGTAGTTTTTCCTCCAATTGTCTGCTGACTCTGCTTACCAGCCTCTTGTGAAGACTTAACAGCCTGTGAAAAATCACGAACCGCCCTATTGATAGGAGACGTCGATAGAAAATTCGGATTTCTAACACCACCACCTAACCAGGTCTGTCCTGTATATCCATTACCCATAAGAATATCCTTATTATGTAGGAATCTGTTCCACGGCTAAATCCAGTCGAAAGGTCATAGCAGTACCCCCTGAACTGGCATACGCCGCACTATACGTTAACGGTGTCGAGCTATCACTCCGTATCATCGCACTCAGACTCTGTGTTGTCGAAGTCGTATTCCCGGTCATCGCGCTTCCTGACGATGTGCAGGCCACCGTCCCATCCGTCCACCCCAGGGTGACGGTCAGGGAACTCGATGTAGAGGCCGCTTGCGTAATCCGTGCATATGTCGAAACGCGATAGAGTCCCACCGAAAGCGTTGTCAGTGGAATCGAAGTCGTCGGAATCGCTGCTGACTGATTGATGACCGAATCGAACACGGTCGTCAACGTATCGGCCCCGGCATTCAATCGATCCTGCGCCTGAAGAAAGTACTCGTACCAGGCGGTGGAAATGATACCCGTGGGCACTTCTCGGCCTGACTGTGGATCGAGTTGCGTTTCGACCAACACAGAATCGGACGGAATCGGTGCGGTTTTCGCCACTAATGTGCGCCGCCCTTGACGTTAATATACGCATCTAGAATTCTCCAGGGTACTGGGTCGGTCATCGTAACAGACGGCAACAAATTCCGACCACTGCCCAAACGCCACCATTGCGCCCGGTGTAAATACTCGCCCATTTTTCCTGCACTCCGCCAGCGTTCTGACCCCCATGTAATGCCCCCATCCCGACTCAGTTGCAGCATCACCTGCGGATCATCACCCTGTCCACTTAATAAACCCACGCCAACATCACAATGCAATTGAAACCGGTCCAGAAAAACTCGACGCTGCTCACTCTGTAAAATTGGAGGAATCCGCTGTCGTCGCAACCCCTTCCCATCGACATCAGTAAAGAGGTCCGTACTCATATGATAAATCACCCCATTACAGGGATCACCCACCAGATGCTTGTCAAACGCAAACGCATGATATTCCGGTCCCCAGACTTCATATTCCATTGCATCAGCGTTCCACTTACCACGTTCATGCCACATCCCCATGCTCAGGTCAAAAACCCAGGTCGCATTGGCCGACGGAAAATTCAACGTATAAAACTGATGTCCCTGGTCCTGATAGGTATACGCGACCGCATCATCGACATTATCGTACTGTGAAAGAGCAAATTCTACCGCATACGTGCTGACACGTTGCGCGTTATACCCCATCATCGCTACAACCTGTCGATTGCCATCTTTTGTTTCAGTTAACCATAGCACAGTATTACCAATAGCCTTTGCAGAAAACGGCGCAGCAATCCCATGCGGGATAATCATATTGGGAACCGGCGCAAACGGAAATGGCGCAGCTCCCGCATTATAAATAGGTTCAGTCGTTTCGCTGCCAAACAACAAAATAATCGGATTCTTGACAAGCATGGCCTGCCACGTATCTGGTGCGGCATTCCGTTGCAAAATCTGAGTACTATCCCAGGTAGTCCCATCCAAGAGATCCGACATCTTAAAGGTCGAAGTGGACTGATCGAGGGCCACAAAATAGCCATCCAGCATACCCCCCATCGTGACATCACTCACAGGATTCGAAAAGGCCCCCGTGCTCAGATTATAGAGATACCCTTGATCCCCAGACGTAACAAAAAGTTCATCGCCTCCGTCACCATTCGTGGCAAAGGTCGCTGGATTACTGTCTCCTGCTACCGTGCCCAAACTCGTAAAAGTACCCGCTGAATTGAGTTCATACAACGTATTAGCCATAACCACAAAACAACGTCCGTTTTGAGCAAACAGTCCACGACACGGACCAGATGTTGATTCCGAAAACGCCTTCAGGCCTGGTGTGGAATAAAGAACCACCTGCTGCTGATTACCCATCTCTAACCGTTCTGGGTACAAATTCATACATCGTTCAGAACTGGCTAAGGGGCTTTGGGACTCATACGATGGACCACAGAAGCCGGGATACGACGGCATTAGAACAACCCTCCTCGAAACTGGCTATTCGTCATCGTCCGGCTACGTTGCGTCAGTGACGGATCAATCGGCACCTCGCGCATCCGCACATTAGCACGCTTCACGCGTAGCATCGCGCTCAATGCTTGCTGGCGGAGATCCGGCGAGACAGGTATCCCATAAAAGGGAGCCAATTCGACGGCCAGATTGCTCCGAATGGCCCGTTCGTATCCCGGCGGAAACGTATAGGCCGTTGAGAGATCAGCAAACTCCGTAAGCGGTGTTGGAAGATACAGGACAAGCTGGGTCGTCGCAACATTTGGTACCGGCCAAACATGCAAGTTGCCAAGTCCTGCTGCCCAATCATAATCATACCAAACACCCTGTATTAAGCTCGACTGCAAGGTCTTTTGAGAAATTTGTGCATATTCATCATCGGTAAAAAGTGCGCGTTCCACTTCAACCGGCGTACTCGCACCCGTATCGAGAATCAACCCGACATTCTCGATCCAGATCGGACGAGCCACGTTAATGGTCCCCCCGCTGCCAATCGTATAACTCGACGTCCCACTCGCTAACGTATGGGTCTGGCGCTTTACCGTATAAATGGTGTTACGCTGAATTCCTAGCTGGTCGATCCACTCGTTGAGGACGTTGAGGGCAAGTGCGGCGTCCTCACTGGAGATGGTATCAATCGCATCCGCAACCCCGATAGACTGGAGTGCGCGAGTGGCGAAGTCGTTCGCACTGGGCATTAGCGTCTCTTCCTATAAGGTAAATTAGGATTTGCGCCTTCCAAATCCGCCTGCGACCCTATATTTCCACGTATATCCATCAGTTCAGCGAGTGACTGGCCAGTGGGCGAGTAAAATGGCAGACCGCGCTTACCACTTGGTAAGGTTACATCAGGAATCAGCGTCGGGTGTGTATAGCGCTTGTACTCTGACGGCCAATGGTGTCCCTGTTCGGGGTCTGGTTTTACTCCTGCCAAAAATGCAGCCCGATAATCATAGTGGTGAAGCGGATCGTCTGGATTATCGTTAATGCCAGTCTCATTCGCTATCTTTTTGAACCATTTCTTAAAATCCTTCTCCACGGATGGAGTCAGTATCGTCTCTTGCATTAGTGTGCGCCTCCGGTACTCGCCGCGAGAAATGTCGCGTTCGCACTCCCTGACGTAAAGGCGCTCACTCTCGCCCGAACATAGCGATACCCCGCAACATTGGCTCTCCACCCACCCGCCGCAGTAGTGGAAGAGACTGCCGTCGCACTATTGGATGGGAGCATGTTCAACCCCACGAAGGTTTCTCCATCCACAGTGGCTTCAAATTGTACTGTCAGTGTAAATGTACCAGACAGTTGAAATCCCACCGCCCCTAAGCCTCGGACGTCAAAGAGCAGGACGTCGCCATCGGCATCAAAAATATCATCGGCAATCGGCGCAGCCAGACTCATGATCCACCTTGCAGGATCGACTTCACCCGTTCTTTCACGGCTTCGCCAAACTCTTCTTCGGTCAGACCTAGTGGATGGGCAATTTCCGCGATGAGCGCCCGAATGGCCACATTGCTGTTGATCCGGTCAAGCGCCGCCTGTTCCTGCTCGATGCCCTGTGCGTGATACTCCGTGGCCCATTGCGCCAATTTACTGGCCGATGGCTGTCGTCCAGGTCCGTCCCATCGGACAATCTTCTCGTCGTCGCCAGAGCCGCGAGTCACCACCCGCGCTGTCGGTTCTTTCCACCGTATGATTTCTGATAAATGATGACTCATATTAGACATCCACTTCTAGAAGGACCATCGTTGACGTGCTGGAATTTAGACCTACATATACAGTACCTGCGTCTGCTTGACTCATAAATTGGGTTTTATAGACGATTTCGCTGGCTGTTTGGGGATCATCAAGCACCGACCAACTCGAACTGCCTGTGTAAATCGTGCCAGTATCCGCTGTGTAGGCTTGAGAATTTTCCACCGCAATCGTCGTCGAATCGCGGAGCAACTGCGTATGGACGCGAGTGTTGCTTGTTACTTTGCCCACCCCGTTGTGTGATACCAGCACCAAGATTTTGTTATCGTCGTCTGCGGGGGTGATCGACGCGGTGAGTCCCGTGTCAGCCATCGTGCTGGAACTTGACGACGCCGCCGACGTATCTACTCCATAGACCACTTGAAGAATCTTGCCTCCACCAGACGCTGCTGCCCACCCAATATCATTGCCGTCGGCCATCGTCAGGACGTTCCCGGAACTGCCTTTGGCGAGTCGTGCGCCGGTCGGCGCTCCACTGGTGCCGACGAGCAGGTCCCCGCGTGTCGTCAGTGGGGAAACATCTGCAAAGGTCGCGGCTGCCGTCGCACTCGTAATCGCTCCCGTTCCAGCACCCTTCAGATAGTTGCCAGAGGTATGGGTGGCTGCGCCAGTGCCGCCACGGGCCACCGCAAGGGTGCCAGCGGTCATGTTGTCCACGTCGAGATAGTAGGAGCCGTCCTCACCATCGAGTGTTTCGGCATCGCCGCCACTCGCTCCAACACGCCCGGAGGCGGAAGCGGCTAATAACGTCACATCGGCACTACCAGAGGTGTAGGCGCTCACTCGCGCCCGCATGAGCTTGAAACCCGCCACATTCGCAGACCACACACCGGCTGATGTTGCATTGGTCGCCGCTGACGTGCTGTTACTTGGCAGCATCCGCAAAGACACCCACGTTTGTCCGTCTGTCGTAGCTTCAAACTGGACGGTCATGCTAAATGTCCCGCTTAATTGGAGGGCCACACCCCCCAATCCCCGTACATCCAGCACTTTATCTTCACCATCCGCATCAAAAATGCGATGAGCAAGAGGAGCAGCTATCATAACTAGCCCTTCTGACGCGCTTTGCGTCGTGGTTTAGCGTTCGTTTTGGGTTTTGCTGGAGCTTTTGAGACAACAGTCCAGACCGCAGGCGATTCAGCCCACTCCGACCCTAATGCGCGATCTTCTTTCTCAGAATAGACCATCCGTGTCGCGCCGTCACGGTGGTATCTTACGCTCGGATATGATTGATGTACATACGGACCTGCATCAGCCACGATGAATCCTTTCCCTGCCACAACTGTGCCAATATCATCCCGCCTAGCACACTGATTGCCACCATCGGCAAATACATCTGGTGTTCACTGAAAAAATTATATTGCGGCACCACCAATCGTGGAAAGACTGAGAGCAATATCCAGCCACCCGCCCACGTCCACACTGGTGCCTGCTGCCACGTCTTCACCATGACAAGAATCGCCAGAAACATCAACCATCCTCCGACAAAACGCCATAATAAACTCAAGGTCGCCATATCATGGTCCACCGTAAATCCAAACGGCCAGAGTGCCAGTGCGAATAACCGAGAAAACGCACCTACCTGTGTGCCAACAAACGCAGCCCATGACAGCGATGACCCTCCAGCATTTTCAGGAAGTGTCATCCACGCCAGAAACGTCGGCCATTGCACCAAGCAGAGCAGAGCGACCACACCGGCCCCATACGCCATGAGCTTGAGATGCTGTCGATAAATGAGACAGGTCCAGAGCATCAAGGCCGCGACCACCACCCCGATTTCCTTCGTCCAGCCTGCCAGAATCACAGCGACAGCCGTCACCATCAAGCCCCGTTGTCCGTTGCGAAGTCCCCATAAGGCCACTAAAGCACAGAATGTCAGCAGTAAATCCCCTCGCGCTGCCACATAACTCACCGCTTCGGTCTGAAGCGGATGAATCGCAAACATCCCGGAGGCAAAAATGGACCCTAAGCGCCCAATCATCGGAAGCGCAATAATCGCTACCAGCACACTGTTCACTAAATGAACACCGACATTCAGCACATGAAACCACGTCGGACTCACCGGCCAGCCAAAAGATGCCGGAAGTTCCGCCTGTAGCTGAAAACTAAAATTAGTGAAAGCGCGACTCGGCCACGTCCAGAGAATTTCCTGATTCACCGCCCCCAACCAGCGTACATCTTCGTAGACAAATGGCGCAGCCTTCAATGGCAAATACATGCAGAAGGCCAAGGTCACAAACAGGGCTACTGAGAGGCGATAATCTTCTGTCTGGTAATCCATGCGTGCGCCGCAATCGTTTCCTGTAACCTGTATAAGTTCATCACCGGGGTAATGCGTGCCAAGGCCCGGTCGTATTCTCCGTGTTGCGCTTCGAGCAATGCCAGATTGGTTTGAGCGACCGAAATGCCACTGGCGCGTTCATTGTGTGAGCGATGGGGATGTTGCGCCAAGCGGGTCGAGCGCTGAAAACAGTGAATGGCAAAAGGTTCGGCGCGGTCAAGGAGGTAGTGCGCCCCCAAATTATTCCACGGACGTGGTTTATCGGGAGACTCCTCAATGGCCTGCCGCCACAGATGCAGCGGATGGCCCCACCGAAAGACCTGATTCACAGTGGTGACGCTCCACACTAGGCAGAGCGCCACCACCAGAACCTTTCCTGCTTTCATACGCTACGGCAAGGTTGTCGGGGTTGAGTTCTCGACGATAATTGCCGCACGCGCCCCACGCCATGCACTGGAGTAACACTGCCAGAGAATAGCGCGTTGCACGTTAATCCACGGAAGATACAGAGCTTGCCCTGTGCCTTCTGAACACGCCTCGCCGGTTTCTGGATCAATCTGTTGAAAATGATTGCCAGCACCCGTAAAAGCCGCATCCCCACTCGCCTGCGCTTGGGCGCGAGTCCCTAGCACACCTCGAATGACCGTGATCGACGTACCAGACACGGACGAAATCTGCATCGCTTCGTCATTCACCCACACAAACTGTCCAGCCGTAAAGTCTGTCCCGGAAGCGACCGTAATCGTTCCCTGAGAGTTATTTATGGCCGCACTGAGGGTTGTGCGTGTCATGTATGTCTGTGCATCAACCTGCTGTGACATGCCCATGAAAAAGCCAGCCACCAGCAGAACAAAGAAGAATTTACGCATCCTACACCTTCCTTTTCTGTTAAGCGGCTGCAATCGCCACCGACCACTCTGGTCGCTGGGTCTTGATGCCATAGAGGACGTCAAAACGACTCTTCCAGATATCGGAATCGCCGTCATACCATTCGATATACCGTAGACCGACACCCGACTGTGCATCATACTTCATCGAAGCCTGATTCACACCCTTGGGGCGCTCTAACGGTACGATTGCCAACGCTACCGCTTCTTCGTTGAACGCCACGCCCTGAGAATACACATTCCCGGTTGTGCCGAACACCGTAATCGCAGCATCATTGGCCGGGAGTGCGCTAACATTCTGGAACCGTTCACCCGGTCCCACGATGGATGGCGAAATGTTAATCGTCATCGCACCTGAACTATCACTCACTGCCGTGGTCACGACAAACTGCTGTAAATCAGACTGCGTTGCCTTTGTGACCGGATTGACTGAAAACACATCAGCAATCGTGAAGCGGTCGCCCACCGTGAGGTTGGACGCGCCACTGGACCAGCCATCCGTGATCAGACTTGATCCCGTTTGACTGGCACCATTGACCAACGGGGTGCCAGCATAGGTGCCAACGGTATGCGTGTAGACGTTCTGGTCGGTATACCAGTTGTAGCCTGCCACGTAATCCGCGACCTCTGCCTTGTCGAACACCTCGCTAATTTTACCTGCGCGATGAAAGTAGTCTCTCAACGCATAGGCAATGTCACCTTCCATCTCCGCATTGACCATCAAGTGCCGTTCACCATTGCCCCGTGGACAGGTGAAGTTCGTCAGCTTGACGCCTGCGTCGATGTAGGTTTGCATCGTGGAGGGAGTGGTTCCCGGAGTGCCCACGGCATTGAATGTCGATTTACTCACCTCTTCCAAGATGTTGGCATCGACTTCATTGGCCAGTCGGACAATCGCAGGCTTGAGCACCTGCTGTGTCAAGCTGTTCAAATCCAGCTTGCGCTCCTTTGAAGACATCGAAAAGTCCACACCTTTCTGCCGATCCAATGTCAGCGTATCGGTCTGCTCTTCAATGTCCTGCCCCGCCCACGCCTGGCCGGTCCGAACGGTGAACTGCGCCGGTTTTCGAATCCGGATCGAGTCACCAATCTGACCACCCTTCGACCCGAAATCATCTTCGAGCTTTCGACTACAACACTTAGCTGCATAGAGGTTATTTTCAAACACATCTAGTGCGGCTAATGTGATGTCATCTATTGTGGGTAGATTATTCGCCATCACTTACCTTTATAAAAATCCCACTTAAACACTCCGACGACCTCCACGCACGCCATGCCGTTTACGAAATTGTGCGAGTGAAGCTGTTTGACTGTTATAAGTTGTGGGTGTAGACCCACCCCCCACCGGATTTATTGGTGGTGCTGGCGTGCCTACGGAAGTAGAGGATGCAGATTGATTATTGACTGCATGAAGAGCCATCTCAACCTGCGCTTCTAATTTTCCAATCGCTCGGATATGCGCCTTGAGCGTAGGCTTATTATATAAGTCATGGGTTACTTTAGGATTTTTACCCAAATAGTAAGCCATTTCATGACCGATGGGCGACGTTAACAAAGTTTCAACCAAAGGCCGCTGCTTGCCATCGGACGGCAGCGTTTCATACATTGCGGTATATGCCTGGTCGAAATCGGGCAATCGTTTACGTACCTCGTCTAATTTGCCATCCCAATCAGACTGTGCCTGCTGGACACTGGCCTCTACGTGCGCGGTACGATCCGCCGTAGCTTGAAGTTCTGCTTGTTTTCTAAATTCCTCACGGGCGTGCCACCGGGCTGTCGCCGCTGAAAATGCCTCATAAGGATCTTTCTCCTGAGCAAACTCAGACAACTCAGGAGGTGCTTCTGGTTCCTGTGGAATCTCCTCGGCAACCGGTTCCGAAACCGATTCCTGAGACACAGTATTCTGGTCAACTAATTGCTGACGTAATTCTTTACGTTCTCGTAATAATGCTTCAATCCGTTTTGCAGATCGCGTTCGTCGATCCAGCACCTCTCCAGTATCAGGATCAAGGAGTTGATTCTCGACTTCAACCGCAGGTTCCTCGGTCGAATCACCATCGGCCTGCGGCGCTACCGACTCTGAAGGAGCCTCCTCTTCAACCAATTCTCCTTCCCGTTCAGCCTTACGTGCAGCCCGAAATTCAGCTAAAACACTAACAGGAACTTCAAAAGGTTCTGCCCCCGTCTCTTCCGGGGCAACCGGAGGAGCCTCTGGCGTGGTTTCAACTGCGTCTTGCGTGGTTTCTTCTATTTCAGGAGCCATTGTTTCTCTTTCCCGCACCTCATTGTGGTCGGTGCGACACCATCATACTACTGTTTCCGACCTTTCATCTTTTCACGAAACGCTCGGTTTCTTTCTTCCACTTCCTGTTCAGCCTCACGTTGACGCTGACGTGATTCTTGACGTTCTGCCCTCCACGCTCTAGTACGTTCTGCCTGTTTAGCCCTAGCAGCGGCTTCTCGTTCTCTTTCTTTTTGTTCTTTCTTCCGCCGATCAACCCTCTGAGTTGGACTCATCCGATTCTCTCTATCGCGTCTTCTCAACTCGTCATCTTTTCGACCTGGAGAAGCCCTCCAAACATCGACTTCGCGGATCGCCTTGATATTATCTTGCTCCGAGTCCCGTCGTCGTATGGTTTGCGCAAAGCCGCCAGACGGTAATGTCCTCTTATCTACTTTTCGTGATCCCACATCCTTTGCTAATAGATATTTTTGACCAGTATCAAGCGGTTCTTCCCTAAACTCTTTTGGAGCAATAGGAGGAGTCGGACCCTTGCTGAGATCAGGCTTTTTATAGGGTCTAACCGGATATTTGCGTATTTTCGCTCCACCAGCTTTGCGTATTTTGCTTGGCATGATTAAGTCCTTTAAAAAAGCTCAGAAGGGGTCGTGTCACCTGCCTCTTCAGTTTCAGGGTTCACACAGTGGCCTGCATGTGCCGCGCCTGCTGTTGCCCTTCCAAGCTATTAGTCCTTAAACACTTTCAATTTATCCATCAGTTTACGAGCATATTCCACTGAATCTTCGCCAGGTTTCAAGTCTGGAAGTGTCCTCAGACGACCTGGGTCTTCTCGAAGACGATCTTTTTCATTCGCCCGACGGGCTGCTGCTTCTCTTTTCGCTGCCTGTTTTCTGTTATAAGCGGCTGTGCCCGGAGTTTTTTCCGCTTTTTTTTGCAGCTTGTCCAATCGTTTCTGATTCGCCTTAATAGCGTATTCCTGACGAGTCATTCTCTGTCTATTTAATTTCCGCAAGGCTGCTTCTTTTCGAGAAGCCGCCAAACCCTCAATAGGCAAATCGCCTTCCGTTACATACTGAGTGCGACCGTGGACTTCCATCCGTGCAGGCGGCTTCTTTTGTGTTCGACTCACCAGATAAGTCTTTTTTCCTGTAGAAGGATTGATTTCGCCAATAATCTCGCCCGTTCTTGTATCAATGATATTTGTTCCTTCTTCGACTTCTTTGGCGCTTCTCTTCCCAATATTCCCCCATCCCCCTTCGACAGGCAATGTGGGATGGGCAGCACGTGCTTTTGCTGATAATTTAGGAATCTTACTCTTAACAGCTTTGTAAGCCTTCTTCGCAACTTTCGCCGCTGGACGAGCGACCAATCCAAAAGGCAGCATCGCCATCGCATAACTAATCGCCTGCTCTTGAGGTGTCGCACCAAAGAATAAATCAGCTAACGTGTTTAGACCACGCTTCGCAGTGCCTTCTAAACCAGGATCAAACACACTCACGTCAAATCGTGGTTGTGCAAGCGGATTATTATCCGGCTGAGAGATCCCTAAACGATCAAGAAGCTGTTGACCAGGCATAGAACTTTACTTCATCCCAAGTCGTTTACGAGCCATCGCCGTAATTCTCCGCATTCTCTCGGCTCTTGCAGATTCAGGAGTGGGCATCGGAGGAGGAATCGCCCCAGGATTAATCGCAGGACCCTGCGGTAATGGCGGAGGTTCAGGTGGCATAAAGCCCTGTCGTACATCCCGATCACTCGGACGCGCTCCACCCTGCCGCGCTGCCATTTCAGCGGCTAAGGCTTGACGCTGAGCCATATCGGCATCAGTTTGACTTGATCCCTGCATAGCAGACGCCAGGCCTGCCGCAATTGATCGTAACTCCTCAATTTGATCAGTAACAGATTGCCTTAAAGTATTTTCCATGTCGTAATCACTTGGACGAGGCGGTTTGCCCATTTTCCCGCCGGGTCTACCACTAGCAGGCGGTTTACCCATTTTCACGCCCCGTCTACCACCAGGTGGTTTAGGTGGTTTAGCCTGGTTCCCCTTCTTATTCCATGAATATGACATTACAACATCCTCTCAATATTTAGTAACTATAGGTGGCCGTTTTGGACGTTTCTTTGTTTTTTTATACCGCATAACTCCTCCGCACTATGACAAATAAAAGAGACACATCTCAACAGTAATTTTATTGTCGCTGTTTCTTTGATGACTTCGCCTTATCCAAGGCAATGGCTACCGCCTGTTTCTGATCGTATCCTGCCTGAATCAACTCTCGAATATTGGCACTAATCGTCTGACTGCTAGATCCGGATTGTAAGGGCATAATACGATTCCTAGCGTTGTGGAGGACGCGGGGGCCGCGCCATCCCCGGTCTTGATGGTCGAGGTCGTTGTGGTGATGGACTGGGTGTACGCGGCATGGGAGCCGTTTGTGACGCTACCTCTAGATCAGCCAGCTTTAAGAGCCGCTTTGTTTCTTCCTGAGCCAGCAACTGTGATCCATCCGCATCCATTTTCATCAATTCCTTAATCAGTTCCATCCGCGTTCGCGCAATTTCTGTTTCCGCCGCAATCCTGGCGACACGCTCCTTGGTCTGATCCGATTCTCTAGTCCGGGCCAATTCTTTCTGCGCCTTCACCTCATCCATTTCAATGCTGCCACTTAACTGGGAAACGCGCTGGGACAACTGCTGAATCATCTCTTGCGCCTGTTCTAAACGCTGTCGCACTTCTGGAGGCAACTGCGTCTCTTCCTGATCACCCTGTAACTTCGGCGGTAACGTCGCATTTAAGCGCTCAGAAATCTCCCGATTCCCCGGACCATCTAAATTCTTGACCGCCAAAGGAGCCATCGCAGCCGCCATCTGCGGAGGTAAGACCTTCATCAGATCCATTTGCCACGCTGCAGCTTCCTGACGGCGCGTCACATAGGACGCCCCAATTGTCACCACCACGTCATACTTCCCAGCGCCCCACTCGTAAATACGACTGACTCCACTTTTTCCCTGATACTGATCACCCAAGGTTTTCATCTTGGATTGCGTATCATCTTCCAATCCCGCCAAGCGAATCACCCGTCCTGGACGGGTATAAATCTTGGGAATTAAATCCAGTAAGACCATCCCCTCATAAATGAGCGCTTCGCCAAAGTTTTCATGGTAATTCGTATTGCCTTCAGCCTGAGATTCTTTGCGTGCCAAAATCGCCTTACCACTCTGATCAGCTCCGCGTCGATTCGGGTCGGTCGCGTCATACCAGCCCGTCGTCGTTCGGAGATCGGACTTATGCTGGTTAATGGCGACAACAAGTGCTTGAATCTTGTTGGGATCGGTAAATTGGGCGACGGTCGGAGGCGGTAACGCTCGGCCTTCCGCATCATATGCTTTCGTCAGCAAGGCGGGAAATGCCTGAGCCGCCGCCTTTTCCCACAAGGGTTCAACACCCTCCATCGCCTCAATGGATGCCAAAACCTTGGATTTCGGACTCAAGGCCAATTCATAGACTAACTCAGAACACTGATAGTTATACATTCGCTGGGGATCGCGTGCTGCACGTACCATGCCCCGTAATCGACGCCGCCCCTCGACCACCAAAGATTCCCCCCAAATCGGAATCACTGGAATAAATCGACCAGGCCAAATACGCCCTGCTGTTAAAGTCTCATTTCCTTCTAGAATTTCAGCCCCGCTAATTTTGGCCTGCCGGACCACCCGTTTCTGTAATCGTCGGCGCTGAATTACCTCAAAACCTTCAGGCACCATATCAGCCGCCACACTAATTTCCTGATTTTCTGGTGTCCGAATAAGGACCACTTCCGGTCCTTCCACCTCTTCGATATAAAAATAATCAGCGACTCGGACTGTGTCTTCTTTGGCATCATACCAATCAGGCATCTCAAGACCCGTCGCCTGAAACGCCGCCTCACTGGTCGCAATTTTATCGGGATATCGTCGCTCAAATTCAGATTTTGGCAAATTCTCAATCACAAACACAAAGCGGCACTTTTCCGGCTCATGGAGAGGACAAGCAGGATCACGAAAGACCGACATCGGATTTTCAATCGGCTGATATTTAATGCTCTGGTCAAACATCACATTTAACGGCGCTGCTTCATCATCTTCATTTTCATATTCCGTCACAATGCGATAATAACCAAACCCCACGGCAACAGCGTTTTTGAACGCTTCATCCCGTGCAGTTTTGGCATGGCCCTTATTTTCAATCTGTCGAATCAGCCCCTGAAACACTTCAGCCGTATCCACATCTGCACCCGAATCGACAGGAACGGCCAATAGACTAGGTTTCGCTGCTTTTTGGCGTCCAATCAACTGCCGAAAGGGTTCCCCGATCTGATCAATCACCAACGACGGACGATCATTCCGTTTTTTTAAGACATCTTGATCCCATTGTTCTAAATTTAAGAATTTAAGATCTTCTTCTCCCTGAATACGAAACTCCGTTTCAGCATTGTCGCAAATACGCCAGCGTTCCAACGCTTCATTCATAAAGTTTTGGGATTTTTCACGGTTTTGTACAGCCATAATTATTGACTCATCCAGCTTCGCCAACCAGTCGCTTTCGTTACCTGGCGATGTAAAAAGGGTACATTTCTCAAGACCGTCGATGCCGCAAAGGTCAGCGCTAACGCATCTCCGTCATCGGGCGAATCGATGCCACGCCCTTTCATCTGCTCTTTGGACTCCAGAATCACCTGATCGCGCCCATTATGCTTATAACCGGGTCCCGTTAAATCGTATTCCAGGCGGGGAGTTTTATCAATTGCACCGCGTGCCAGCCAGTCCCGACACTTCCCCCACATATAACTTCGCATATTTGCAAACTTTGTCGAAGGACTTTTTGCACCGAATTGCACTTCAACGACATTTTTGTGTCCTAACTGCCGTAATCTGTCCACAATCGGACCGCCAATCCCCGTGCCATCCACGAACATCGTGCCAAGTCGCCTCCCATCAAAGTCCCGATCCAGCACATCCGCCGCCAGTGTCACCAAGCGCATCGTGTCGCGGGTTTCTCCTCCCGCCAGTCGAATCGGAGGAATACTTCGCGCATCCTGTCCACACCGAAAGCGAAACACCGAATGGTCGTCCCCGCCCCGTGCGACATCCAACCCACAGACCAAGGGTTCATCACGCAAACTCATCGCTTCGCGTTGTTGGGCGTGATAGACCAAATCACTGCTGATAAATTGGAGATCAGACGCCGCCGGAGGCAGTCCCCGGACACGCACCCGATAGAAGTCCGATTCTTCCCCATAATCATCAGCCCATTCCTTCAATTGCGCCTTATTGGTAAATCGGCATTCCCGACTGTCAATCATTACACTCTGCCAGCGTTTTCTCAGCGACCCAAAGCAAATACGGTGAAAGGCCCCGGTAGACCGCGTGGGATTGCCAAAGACAAAAATCATCGGCTCCCCGTCCGTCAAGCCCCCTTCCGCGACCTCGAAAATCTTATCCGGGACCGCACTGCTTTCATCGACAATATAGAACGATGTCGAATCAGCCGCGTGCTGACCCGAAAACGCTTCGGAGTTCTCTTCCTTGCAGCTTTGGGCGGAACAGAACCAGGAATCCTTATAATTGGTGTGATACATCCGGTCGCTGGTGACGGTAAACCAGTCACGGGTCAGGGACATCTTGGTCCAACGCTGAATCGACGCCCAGCTTTTATCCCGCAACTGCGTAAAGGTATTCGCGGTAATCGTGCCTTTGGCATGGGGACGGGTGGACATAATCCAGTTGACAATCCATGCCACCATAGTAGATTTCCCAATCCCATGACCGGAACTGACGCCCATGCGTATAGGAGGCACTGGATGCTGGCCTGTAAACTTACGCTGACGTACCATCTTTCCAAGATCGACTAAAAACTTACGCTGCCAGACATCAGGTCCGTCATACGGCTGGAGAAACCCCGGTTCTCCCCACGGATACATCATCTGCACAAAGCGAAGGGGGTCGTGATAGCACTTGGCGACTTCTTCAGCCAGCGCTTCCTGGGCAGACTGTTTCATTAGGAGGCTATTTTCGCTTTCATCCGCACCGTAAAAAGTGTCGGATCGAATCCGGCCAGCATACACCAGCCCCCGCACTCTTCTTCCGTGACGAGAAACTGTCGCGCCATAAAGACCTGACGATCCGGTGTCGTATTCACGGATTTTCCTACCCGATTGTCGATCTTCCAGAGATCGGCATCCCGCACTGCCGCCAGCAACACCGCCTGGGCGAGTCGTTTATAGGCCTGTCCATCAGGAGGATAAGGCACGCTCCTTGTCGTCCTCCGGCACGATTTCCACCTCAATCGCAGGTTGATCCGTCAACCGCTGGCGTGCCGACATCAGCCGATCTAGAATTTCCTTATCCGCTGAGAGGTGGAGGCGTTCGGTGAGGAGGTTTAAATGTTTAAACAAGAGGGTCAGATTGGACGGTTTATCCCACAGACGCACCCGCACCACATCTTCCTGCTTGCCGTCGCCTGCCGTCAAATTTTTCTTCGTAATATCAATCGAACTGACCGCCGCGGCCAGTTCCCGTGGCCAGTCCTTGATGGGACGCACGTTCCCGTTGTCGTCCAGCACATCCTGAATATTGGAATAGGCGAGTTTCGCGGCTTCCCGTAGGGCGCGGTCGGGGTCAATCAGATCTTCCAGCCGTTCCTTGGCTTTCCGTTTCACCTGCGGCGCACCGCCGCCATGAAAGCGACAGACATGCCCCCCTATAATTGACGCGTTTTTACACTGCTTACCAGATCGACGGCTTTTCGCCGTACATCGTCGTGCGTCATCCATGATTCTTCAGATACTCCGGCGTCATGTCCACGGGACACGGAAACGCATAGTGAAAGATGACCAGCCCGATCACAAACCCGACCAGCAGGCAGACACAGCCCACCGCCACCACATCCGGTATCTCCAGCTTACCCATCCGAGTCCTTCCAGTCTGGCGTCGGGGGATTCCACCAGTAGGTCCCATCCCGCCGCATCGACGCATGGAGGCCCATGACCAGAATCAAAACAATAATATCCGCCAGCGCCAGCCAACTCATCCACGCGCTGGTCACGTCTCCATTCGCCATGTATCTCGTTTCGGTTTACCGAGCGCCACAAAGACATAATCCGGTGATTTCTTCTCTGTCTTTGGATTATCCAGCATCATAAAATTCTGTTTATATCCTTTAATCGTAATACTTAACGTGCCACGACCTCGACCCACGTAGTCCGGTTTGGGGTACCAGAAGGACCCCATAATCTTCTTTGATTTTTTCTTGAGTCGCGCTAACGCTCCCTCGCGTCCATACCCTGTTTTCCAGCGTTGTTTGACGGGTTGCCATGGTTTGCCCATACGTGTCCTTTCTGGTTGCGGGACCCAATTCTCCCAGGTTGCCATTAGACGATCTTCCACCACTTCATCAGGGCATAGCCCCCGCCAATGACGGGAATCCCCTGGAGAATATTCTGGATTTCATTGCCGTCGAAGACGCTGTTGGTGTGCCATTGGCTGACGCCGCTGGTCATCACATAGAGCAGGACAATCGGGAGCGCCTTGCTCCCCATTTCGATCACCCGATACCGCAGATCGTCAGGATTCGTCCACCACGCCATCAGGTTCACTCCATTTGGTAGTGCCGCAGTACTTTTTTTGAGGTTCGGATAATCCCGGTAATCTTTTCGGGTCCCCGTTCGGTGCGCCACTGGTGAATCACGTCGTGGCTGGTCTGCCGAATGGTGTTTTCCCGGAGATCAATCATTTGTTCCAGCATGTCCTGCAACTGCCCAATGGATCGATCTAATCCATGCAAATGTGCCAAGGCGCTGGTATAGGCTTCGTTGGCTTCGTCTGCGGCCCGCCGTTCCGCCTTAGTCACGGAGCCACTCCAGTCCGAAAAAACAGGCCAGCCAGATCGCCACCGTAATGAGGAACCCCTCCCATGTGGGGTGCCACTCAAACGTGTTCTCCAGTACCGGCTGCACCTTCTGGATCATGCCCACCCTGCCGGTCGCCGAATCGCGTCAGTCTCCTCCGGCGTCATCCGTTCGAGAAACACAGGCGTGTGCTGCGCCAAACTCGTTCCCGTCACATTGTAGCTCATAAATTCATCGGCTTCGTCCTGATCCATCCCGTCCCGGCGCATCAGGATTTCGACACACTTGGCATAGTCATAGACCGCGACCGTCTGCTGTCCCTGCTCCCCATACCCTAACAGCGCGTCCTCCAGCCCATCCGCCACCCACACCTCAGCCTGGTCGATTTTCATCGGTCGAATTGCCATCCACGCAGTCTACCATAGTTTCTTCCTTCCTGAGTCTGAATCTAAGTCTGAGTCTGAAAGGTTGAGGGGGGGTCCAGGGAGGGTCCCTCGATGATCGTGATTGCTTAAGATTCCCTTACTGCATCCGGTTTTTTGAAAAAATAATTTTCCAGAATTTTCAGATTTTCGATGTGATCACTCACAGGGGAAGTACACAAATACAAGTCCAAGATCCCTTTTTGCTTTTAGCTTACTAAATGCTTTTTACCTTTTATGTGTTGTTTAGTAACAAACTATCGAAGCAGTACCGGTTGTACGCAATATATATTCTGTCACCTTGTCCCACTACGGCTCAGCCTCTCGACTCGGACTCCGAGGTAGGACTCCGATCTGTACGGACCAGCAAGCGACGGGTACAGGACAGATCCAGTTATCCATCCTGCAATCAACGGATAGCGAGCGAGCGATAGCGAGCGAGCCGGATTTTTTCAGATTAGAACTGGCTGACATTCTCCTAAGTCGTTGAGGCTAAAGGGCCTAGGTTGCAACATGTGATATACTCGTAGTATCACTAATTGAGAAAGGGAAAATCAATGACCGATACAGAACGAATTGAACGATTGGAAGCCAAAGTGCTGGAACTAGGCGATCATTTGGTGACGTTTGCTGGTCACCTTAACACTACGTCCAGCAACCTAAACGAAGTCCAGAAAAACCTGATCAAGGTTGTAGGGGTTGTCGATATTATCGGCAAGAAAACCCATCCGCAACTTCATGAAGTCAAATAGAAGCATACACGGGGTGGGCCTCTTTCATGAGGTCTGCCCAAGGGAGGAAAAGAAATGACAGTAACCTATAAGAAGGATGAGCACATAGCACGAGCCACGGCGGTTTTAGAATCTGCATTAAAGGATCATCCTGATGTGGGGGCGTGTGCGTCGGCTGGGAGGCTTCGGCGGTGGGTCTATGCTGGGATACCTCCGGGGGGATTCTTATCGGCATTGCTTCGAAATAACCTGACGAAGGCCGTTAACAAGGCTGATGACGAAAATCTAAGGTTAATGGCTAGCTGGGCTAGGGTAATGGACCGGATCCCTGAGGATCTCAAGAATGTTGGAGAGTTGGTGGAATAGAGTCTAGAACCTTGGAGGGGGCCTAGCTGGGCCTCCTCTTGGTTTCTGGAACACACGGGTCGGGCCAATTACGGCATAAGGGAGGGAAGCACCATGATGATAGTTGCAGGGTATGACACGAAAAAACAACTGAAGGCCTCAGTAGGTAAGGAATTGGATTATATAGAGACTAGTGTCTTCGGGCCTGAGTATAAATCCAATGGCATGTTAACGGTCGCTAATCGTCCTCATATCACGGGGCGGGGAAGGGAGTTTTTCGCGCAAGTGTTCATGAAGGATGATCTAATCGAAAAGGTCAAATAAAGGTTTCAGTACCTTGGAGGGCCTCCGCTGGGGGTCCTCTTGGTTACTTAAACAAGGGGGGGAAGAAATGAATACAGTGGAGCTACGGAAAACACCGTATTGGATGATGATACGGTTTCGACGGTGGGAAGGACTGTGGGAAAAGGGAAAACCCTATGTCAATAGTTTTGCAGAATACAAGGATTTGTATCGCTGTGAACTGGATCACGGGGAGGTGCATTTCAATCGGAGGGGATGGGCCTACGAGGACGCGACGAAGTGGGACCGGAAACAGCTACGCAGGACGGCGGTGCGGGTCTTAGAGGATGAGGGCTGGACGAAGGCCCCTGCGCTCTGGGTGGCCCTCCGGCAAGTGGTGCTGTCGGTGCGGTATAAGACGATAGAAGCAAGGCAGGCGAACAGCTACAGTTTCGGGACCTTGTATCGAAAGGGTCTGCGTGTCCAGTGGGTGAACTTCAAAACAATCGAGGGCATTGTAGACGGCACCGGAACTCGGCGGTACTTCAGGAAGGCACGATTGCTCAATAGACGGGGACAGTTCAAGTTTCCCCAACTCCACCGGAAGGATTACACTGGGGTCGGGCACTAGGATCTTGGAGGGCCTCCGATAAAGATCGGGGGTCCTCTTGGGTGCTAGATGTGGTATGATCAGTAAATCAAGGGGGGGGACATGCAGATCAAACTCGATTTATTCGATATTCTTAATTTAATCCTGCTGGCTGGGTTGTATGCGCTGGTGCTGGGGGCCTTGTGGCTCCTAGCGTAGCCTTGCCGATTGCCTTGTATCGAAAGGGTAGTTCTGCGCCAGATCCGGTGACGCTGGTCCGGAAGACTGCCGATTCGAAAACGGGGCCGATCTCGGTGGTCTGGAAGTCCCTGTATAGTTGTCCTGTCGGGTGTCAGCATCTACAGGATGGGACTTGCTATAGTCTCCACGGGACCTGTAAATTCACAACCTATCGTCTGACCAGTTGCGCGGAGCACGATCCCGAAACCATTTGTAAGCGTAGCGCGGAGCTTATTTTGGGCCTTGCGTCCACCGTACGGCGACGGGACGCTGAGAAAATTAGGCTTAATATCTCAGGGGATAGTCCCTATCCTCAGCATGAGGCCAAAAGTGCGGAAGTGTACATGGCGAAAACGGGCAAGGTGGTGTATTCCTACACCCACTGTCTCACTACTCCGCGGAGCCTCTGGGGGAAAATTAGCGTATTGGCCTCATTGGATACGTGGGAGCAGTCAACGAAGGCGATTCGAAGACAGCTACGCGTAGCGCGGAAGCATGGGTATAAGGGATTTAGCGTAACAACGGATCACCATGACGGGCCAGGAATTTATACCGATACCAGAACGGGCCTGAAGACGATAGCCTGCCGGCATGATCTCACCAAGTCGGTGACGTGTCGGGACTGCAATTTATGCGAGGAAGGGACGATGCAACGCGGAGGTTACCAAGCGGTAGCCTTTGCCATGAAACATGCAAAATGACGTTGAGGTAGAGTCTGTGCTCCGTACCGGGATACGGATGGGTTTTTTGTCTTCCCTTTCTCCCCATCCTGCACGGGTTGTTAGTGAGGGTAGGCTCTACTTCGACACTTTAGGGAGGGACCATGTGTAGCGCAAAAATTGAGATTTTGTGTGGTTGTGGGTGGGGTAGTTTGGGATATGACATTGCAGATGGGGATAGGCCTGTGTGTCCAGACTGCGGGTACGAATTTCCTGAGTTTGAGACGGTTCACTTTCCGACTGAAAAATACCTCAAGAGTATGAAACAGGTTGAGACGTTTATTCTGACCGAGTTGAGCGAGGATCTGTTGCGGAATAGGTCGGAGTCTTAGATGAGGCGATATTATCAGAACCCTAACATCTTGCAAGGAATTATGATGGGCGAATTGCTTTGCAAACCGCCGACCGAGAAAAGGATAGCCATGAATCAGAAGACATGTGAGAAATGTGGCGCAGGGCTGGTCGGGACCATGACCGTTGATATTGTCGATGTCACGTTGGATGAAGACCGACACGTCGTGGAAGGGTGGACCGAATTGGACGAGACAACCAGTTTTAATGTGCAGTGCTCGAATGGGCATACCGAAGTGGAAATGCATAGAGCGTTGTTCGGGGAAGAACACAGTGAAACCTGATCTCTTTGCCCAAAAACGTGAGGAAGCTCACACTGAGGGCTACGACAATGCCAACTGGCTCGATGATCTCCGCGAACGTCGAGCGCGTGATGCTGGCGAGGACTATTTTATGAACTCCCAGGGTCGCATTATGAAGGTACGCGCGAAAAGCAAAGCTGGAGGTTAACAAATAGTGACCAGTGGGTGCGCGTCTTGCGTCCCACCTCTAAGGAAGCACTCGGAGCCTATAGGCGTGGCAAGCACATCGGTGCAGGACATCCACGTCCGAGTGCGTAAAGTCCGGTGCGGAGCCTTACGTGGAACTTGCGTGAGTTTGTCGCATTCACTGGTCACACTATTAGGAGTAGGAGTGGCTTGTGCCGTACCGGGTAGGGAATGTCTTATGGGTCTTCATTGCCCTTTCTTCCCCACATTCCTTACTGGCGACGGGTATTCGTGGTTGGCACAAGTCACTCGTTTCATATAAGGAGGAGAATCATGGCTAAGATTAAAATGGACGATCATTGTTTGGAACTCGAACGAGTCTCAGTGATTCTAGCATCGCCTAACTTTGGAGATGGGCCATCCGGCAATACCGAAGTACTTAGGGACATTCTCGATGTTGTGGCCGACATGGGAGGGTGCCACGACCTAATTAACACGCTCTTGAAGGAATTGCCCGAATATAGCGAGTCTAACGGATGGACTCCCGAATGGAAAGTACGGCGATTGCTGGAAGCTACGCAGTGCGTCGAGTTTGAGATCGTCGGCACTCCGAGTGTAACCAGTCTAGTGATACATTCTGAGGAGAATCATGGTGGTTAAGCAGTCGGTAGGTGTGGACGTGGGGCGCACCGAAATGCAACTGAAGTGCGCCGATGCGATTCACGATGTCATGGCGAAATGGCTAGATTCTAAGGCCGGTCAGGTCATTGTTGATGAGGAGACATTTCGGGAATTTCACGATCAACATTGGGCTGACATAGACTGCGCCATCTGGAACTTTGAGGAAGATATCGTGACCTCTGGCGAGTTGCCACGCGATGAGGAGGAGAGTCATGGCTGAAGATAATGGCGAGTATCCGATGGGTTTTTGGATAGAAGATGTGCAGTACCTCTTTGATGTGTCGGATGAGGAGGCGGAGGAGTTTCTGTCCTCTATTGAATCCAAGCTGACTGACTGGCTTATCGAGCAGGGATGGGACTACATTCGGAACACTGGCGTGGACGCTGGCCTCAGAAAGGTGGAAGAAGGAGAGGGCGTTCGGGGAGTGGAAGGAGGAGAGTCATGGCTGACACGAAACAATATAATGTGACGGTGGAGAAGGAGGAGAATCATGGCTGAGACAAAAACCTACACGGTACATGTGGAATTGGAGGGCGGTGTCGAGTTTGAGGACATCGAGATTACCGATTGTGCGACGAAGGACGATGCAGAACGCACAGCGATGGACCAAGCATACGACCGTGTGCGAGAAATGTCGTTGAGTGATTGGCTGGAAGTGGCAGAGGTTGAGGCAAAAGAAAAAAGGTGCACTGACGAGTAAAGGGAGGAACCAAAAACATCGTCAGCACACCTGCACTTTTGAAGGTTGCAGTTCTCATTATAATTCGAACGCTGACATGTCGTCAATCTATTTTACGAGGTAACGATGTCTAATATGGAAAACACGCCGAACGGTTACGAGAAAAGTCAATTTCTGGAAACCATTACACAACTGAGTGAGTCGTTTTCAACGGATAATTTGGATAGGGCGATTTGGGAGGTATCCCAAAACGCAACACGGGTGGTCCAGGATGCTGAAAACACGCATTTTCACAATGCCTATTCCACCATTGGGGCGATTCTGTTGCATTTGAAACCCCTCCTGCATGAGTCTGACTTGTCGATGAGCCAGCATCGGGGAAACGGGTCCTGGGACGCGAAGGTGTTTACCTTAACTACCACGATTCGTTGGCACCCTCCCGTAAATTGGGTGGGATGTGCTCCTGAACATCGAGAATACACGTTCATGTTTCGGGTCAAGGATGAGAAAGATCCGCAAGCGGTGCAGAGTGGCTACACCTACTACCGTCGGGGGCAACTCATGGACATTTTCGGTCTGGTGCCCAGCGCACAGGAAGATATGCCGGACTTGGAGGAGGGTGTGGACGTGGGAGACGATGATGCCAACGTCGCGTCGGGAAAGTCTCGGAAGCCCAAGCAGACTCCGTTAGATAAGAAGGGGACATAATGGCCTTAACGCGACGAAGCGAGGATGCGGTCCACGTCGAAGTGGACCAACGGTCCGACGCGTGGTTTCGGTTTCGTGCTGGGGAGGTTACGGGCAGTCGTGCGACAGCTATGTTAGCCAAAACGAAATCCGGTGCTGAGTCTGCGACACGGCGCAGGCTCAAAACCCAACTGGCAGTCGAACGGTTGAGGATACTCGACGATCCGGCGTGGTATGAACAGGGGAACGTGGAGGATTTTCAGCACGGACACGTCACCGCCGATATGCAACACGGGATTGACACGGAACCGCAGGCGCGAGAGGCCTATCGCCGGCTTCTGGGCTTGGAGGAGTCTTCAGACGGCGTGGTCGAATGTGGGTATATTCGAAGCCCGTATGAGTGGGTGGGGTGCAGTCCGGATGGGCTGGTGGGAACCGACGGTTTGGTTGAATTGAAGTGCTATGCCAGCCACACGCATGTGGCATTGCTACAGGCAGGGAAAATTCCTCCCACGGTTGTGCCCCAACTGCGCCACAATTTGTTTTGTTTGCCGGAGCGATCCTACATTGATTTTCTGGCGTATGATGATCGGCTTCGAAAGAATGTGACGCTGTGGGGACGACGGATTCATCGGGACGATCCGATGCTGGATCTGGAAGGCTACGAACAAGCACTTGCCGTGTTTCTGGAAGAAGTGGAGCGCGAGACGGAGTTTTTACGTGCCCTGCCCACCTGTACGCGTCAGGACTTCATGGGAGATACCGCATGAGCACAGAATTACACGCCACCATGAAGGTCGAACAGGGCGACATGATTATCCATGACCGGACACGGTTCAAGGAACGCGTGGCCCAGCTTGCTGACGGGGAGTATGTGCTGACCATTCTTCCATTAAAAGCGTCCAGAAGTCTGAAACAGAACCGGTTTTACTGGCAGTTAATGACACAGATGGGTGAGGTGTGTGGGTATTCGAAGCAACAAATGCACCAGTTAATGAAGCAGGAGTTCCTGGCCCAGCCGATGGTGGTAGAGTCACCGACGGGGAAAGTGTTGGAGCATCAGGTGCCAGCCTCCACAAAAGAGTTGGATGTGCCAGATTTCTGGAGTTATACTGAGCAGTGTTTATGGTTTGCTCAGGACTTCCTACAAATAAAAACCGCACCGATAGACAAGGGGTGACGCTAGACCTGTTCCGGCGTGTCTGGAAATGGATCGAAGCGCACACCGTGTTTTATCCGATGAGTGGAGATTATGACCGCGTGATGATGGTGTATGGTCGTCGGGCGCATGATGAGTCGTTATATGCTTTCGAAGGGAGTGAGCGTGAGCACCAAGAATCGACGAAAAAGTCCAGCCTTTAGTTTTTATGCCTCCAATTTTCTTGCCAGCACACTGACCTTTTCCCTCCGCGAACGCGGAGCCTACATTTCACTTTTGGCGTGGAGTTGGGAGAATGGATCAATTCCCAATGAAGCCAAAGCGCGGTGTAAGATTTTAGGCTGTACGGCGAGAGAAGAACGGTTAGTGTGGGAGACGTTACAAGACAAATTTACGCTTGAAGATGGAGCACTAAAGAACCCCAGACTGGAAGCGGAACGCGCAAAACAGGAAGAGTACCGCGAAAAATCTATCGCGTATGGCAAGCAGGGTGGGAAAAAGTCCACACAGCTTCGCAAGGGAGGGTCAACCCCCCCTTTAAGCCCCCATCAACCTACCAGTCTTAGTCTCAGTCTTAATCCTGAACAGATCAAAGAGATCTGGAACGCTACGATGACAGCGCCGATTCCACACGTCAAGATGCTGACCGACAAGCGACGGGCGAAACTACGGTTACGCATTGAGGAAGTCCCTGACAGGGAGACGTGGAAGCATCTGTTCGCCTATTTGAACACACAGGACTGGTGTCGAGCCTGTGGCACGGGGAGTCATGGGAATTGGAGGGCGACTTTGGATTGGATTATCAATTCTCCCACCACGCTGATGAAACACATAGAAGCGATGCAAACGCCGGTTCCCAGCAGGTCGATTCAGGCTGTCAAACCAAACGGTAACATTTCACAGATTTCCAGTGCCAACCGACGATTTATAGGAGGAACCGAATGATTGATCAAGATCGGGAACGCTTTGCGCGGATCTTTACTAACATGCTAATTACCTTGTCACCACGCGAGGAACACCGCGTGGGGGTCAAGGCCTACTTTGATGCCCTGAACCATACCGATCCGTTACCGATTGAGGTGATCGAGCAGGCAGGCAGGCAGATTCAGAGTCGGGCAGGGCAGAAATGGTTTCCCACGTCTGGGGAATGGAAGGAAGTCTCGGATCGACTGCATCAAAGCGCCGAGTTACGGAAGACAGCCCCAGCGTTGAGTGCTGGAGACTCAGAGGACGGACCGACCTACTACTGCAAGGAGTGTGAAGATACGTCTTGGCGGTATAACAAAGACCACTTGGATAAAGCCTCTGGCCTCATGATATCCTCCGTCAGCCGATGTCCCTGCCAGATGACCAACCCTGTCCTTTCCGCGAAGCGTGTTCGTGCACTCGACAGGGCGCAGGGCAGGACCCAATGAACCTCCGCTTTCCGAAGCCTGAGCGCAGAGCCAAGCGCAAGGCGCGTCAGAAACGTGAACTACAGGCTCTCAGAGCCTCTGTACGGCGAGATGTCTTCGCCAGAGACTCCATGTGCAGGGCATGTGGGAAATGCCCTCCTGAGCACCTCCATCACATTAAGTATCGCAGTCAAGGGGGGGAGGACAGCACCAATAATACCTGTGGCGTGTGTGCACGGTGCCATGCCGATATCCATGACAGAAAAATCGACCTGGAGCCGGTCACGGATCGGGGAGCGAACGGCGCGATTGATGTACAATGGAGATTCAAATGAGAGCTAGTCGCGTGGATAAGAATCACGCCGAACTGGTCAGGTGCTTTCGCACGATGGGCTGTTCCGTCTTATCACTGGCACAACTTGGCAAGCTGATGAAGGCTGGAGTCCCCGACCTGCTGATTTCCTACCAGAAGCAGTGCTATCTTGTGGAAGTCAAATCGGAGCACGGCAAGCTCAATACGTGGCAAGAGGAATGGGCACGGCGGTGGGGATCTCCGGTTTATCTTGTCAAAACCAAAGAGGACTGTGTAGCGTTGTTAACCAAACTAAGGAGACACTGTGAGTGAAGAGAAATCGCAATTCGTCGGAGCGCTTTGGAAACCACGAAAAGGGGCCAACCATAAAGGCAAAGTTGAAATGACCGTTAATGGGTGGACACAAACGGCCTATATCTATGTGAACGAGAAAAAAACAGAAGAAAAACACCCTCACTATAGACTTAGCGGATTTCTAAAAGAGGGAGAAAACCCTATACGAGATACCTACATACCAAAACAGAACACCCCAGAAACTTCTAAGCGAGAAGAACCAGACGACGACATTCCGTTCTAAAGTAATCGTGCAAGGCTGGCTCCCACGACGGTGCCAGTCGCTGCCCCAAGTCCAAAGATCACGGCGGTCCACCGACCATCAGCGTGGGCCGCCGTTTTTGCGTTGTGCCACCAGAGATAGCTAATCAGGAAGCCGGTGACAAACGCATAGCCCATCGCCCCCCGTGACAGGAAGACCACGTTCGCACTCGTACAGCAGACAATCCCAAACGCCCGAAGGAACGTCCTACTTAATATCCACATGTCCCTACCACAACAAACATTCCCCAATCAATCGCTAATGCAGAAAAAAGTGTCCGCTTTTGTCCGCAAAGTTCCGCTAAGTTTCGCTAAAGTGTCCCCTTGGGGAGTCCAAGCATGTCTGGAGTCAGTTGCCCGCGTTCCTCGAACTCGATCAGCGCAGCCACGCCCCACAGCACCGCCCCCAAATGATCGTCATCAGGATTAACCCCCTCCCGATAACAGAGAAGGTGTTCAATGAGATGGTCGTAGACTTGTGTTAAGTAATCAGGGTCCGATCCGCCCTTCAGCCAGTTATGCCGACCATGCTTCTCGACTCCCAACTGATAGCGTTGGGCGAGTCGGCGCAGGACTGAGGAGGGGATTTGATGGTAACTTGGGGCATATTCACTTCGTGACGCTCCGCTTTGAAACACGACTTTGGACATCGGACTCCCTGTAGAGAAGCACACCATTCTGGTAGCGTGTGCGCTGATAGTTGTTCTTGATATAAACATCAGGTTCCCACAGCAGGCTATTGAGAGGGTCGCAGACCAGCCCATGCCATACTGCGAGCGAGTGATACTCTTTGGTGCGAAGGAATTTTACCACAACGAGTCCATAGCCTTCGTCGAGCGCACGTTCCGGTGACACGACGCGCATCTGAATCGGGGAAGTCAGGCCATTGACCAGCTTCTCCATCTCGGTGAGCCACATGCCGGACTGAATAACTTTCTTCAGGCCTACCTTCCTCGCTGTCTCGGCAATGGTGTGATAGGGAATTCCTGTGGCCATCGAAAGACTTGCCACACTGCAATCACCGTCAGACTTTTGCCATTGCGGGAGGAAGACGTGCGGTCTTATGAGTTCCACGGGCCGTCCTCCACGTCGAGCCAGTGAATCTTCACGGAGTTGAGATCGGTCACGCCCTTGACCTGTTCAAAAGTGACATAGCCCCGTCGCTGTGGTCGGCCTCCGATCCGTGCGCTCGTCATGTAACCCTGAGTCCGGCAGAGACAGCCACACTCCACCAGTAGACTGCCAGCGCGGAACGGAAAGAAACTGAGAGCGTGAGTATGCCCCATAATAAACAGCCGAATCCCGTCAATGCCCATCGCATTGGCATTGTCCACAACCCATTCCTCAAAGGCGCGAATCGCAGTGCCTGGTACTCGAGAAAATTTCTCTGGATGTGCCAGCAGACAGTCCCCATACGTCATCAGCCAATCGACCTGATGATCCGAGTTTGGAATCTCATGGCTGGCAATCTCGATATTCGGAAACTTCTTTGCCAGCGCCGTGACCGGGCAAAGGGTCCCTCCCGTCATCGTTGAGACTGCATCCAGCATGTCTGGTGTTAGTTGTGATGCCAACGCTTTCCTGAGTCTCGCGTCATGGTTGCCGACAATAATCTTCACCACGGGAAACGACTCCGAGAGCGTTTGCATCATCAGTGTGACTTTCGCCCACTCATGGGCAAAGGACACCGGCTCATACTTGGCGAAGCGCGAGAGCGAATAGCTGTCTGAAATATCCCCGATCTGAATCGCCACATCGGTCTGTTCCGCTTCTCTGGCAATCATCGCGGCCACCATCTCTGGCTCCTCGAAGGGGACATGCAAGTCAGGAATGACAAGCACCCTAGTGCGATCTTTTTTGGGAACCGCTTTTGCGGGACCTCGATAGCGGTTCTTCGCCATGCCGATGGTCTGTTGCCACAACGCCCACGCTTCCTCAAACGACGTGAGGGGCTGGCGCACCAGCTTCTTAATAGCTTCCTTCATTTCCGGGGTGGTGCCACGCTTCTTATAACAGTGCATACAGACCTTCGCTGTATGGCTTTTCGGTTTTCCACACACACAGGTACTTTGCGGTCGGGCCACCGACGAAATGCCAATCCGTTCACGGTAACACTGGAGGCAACTACGTGCATCCAGATTCCTCACCATATTGACGGGATTGCGCTTAATGCTCTGACAGACCTGACAGGGGTGTTTTGGTCGCATGGGCAAAACTCAAGGCTCGACTCAGCCAACCATTCAGATAACAGAGTTGATCAGGGTTTTTGGTCACATGCCTCGCTAGGC